GCCAGCCATGTTGTCGGTAAAGGTCGCCACGGCTTGGGTTATCGGCCCGTAGAAAGAGAGAACCGGCCGCACGGCGACGTCGCCCGAGGTGGCAACGGCCGACGCGCTACCGCCCGGCGTGTCGGTCACCGACTTGACCACCACGTCACGGGCGTAGGGGTCGGGCGCCACCCATTGCAGGGCAATGTCACGCTCGGCGGGGCCGACAACGGGCCAGTCGTAGGCCGCGGGCCGCATGGTAAGCGTGCGCTCGGGCGCGCCGGGCCGGTCCAAGACGTAGTGCAACACCGGCCGCGCACCGGGCACCATGAACGGCGCAAACTGCGCCGCCGTGGTGTCGATGGACGCCGCAGGTGACATGGACTGTACCGCCGTGATGGCCACGGTCACGCTACGGGCCGAGGCCAAACTTGTGCGGTCGATGGTGCCGTCAGTGTCGGGGCGGTCCAACGTGACCACCCGTGGCGCCGGAAACCCGAGATCCAATGACGAACACGCCCACCCGGCGCCCGGGTTGTCCAGTTGCACCGTGTTGGCGCCCGAAACGAGTGAGGCCTGGCGCACACACGTCATGGCGGGCAACGTCGTGGCGTAGTGCGTGGCCACCTCACGCGCCGAGAGTGGCCGGGCGTAGAGCGCGCCCATGCATACGTCGCCCGTGAACGCATGTTGTGGCGCAAACGTGGCGTTGCAGTCGGCGCCCAAGGATACGAGCGAGGGCACCAGACCGCCGACGACGAGCTTTCCAGCGTTGTTGGACCGTTGCACGCCGTCCACGTAGAGATAGAAACCACCATCGGCGGCATGCGTGAAACACCAATGGTGCCATTGATTATCTGCGGTCGGTTGGTAATCGCTAAACAGATACGAGACACCGGGCGAAATATGCTGGGCCTGGCCTTGGCCGCCGTTGTACGGCGTCAACTCCACGCACCCGCCGCCCGGTAGCGAACCGCTCAACTGGAGACTAAGCGGCGTCCACGCCGCCGCCGCCGCCCGTACCCAACACTCAACCGAATAGGCCGAGGTGTTCACCGGGCCAAGAAACGTGTTGTTGTAGAACACGTACGGCCCCGCGATGTGCACGGCCTTGGTGCCGCCCCACGGGTCGGCCGTGCCAAAAGTGGCCGAGCCGGTGCCGCTACCCGTTGTGGTCAAGCCACCGGCCACCTCACGCGGTGACGTGGTGCCCACGGCGTCGTCACAGGGCCAGAACACGAACGGCACCGATGCCATGACGGCGTTGTAATACGCACTGGCGCTGCCGGGCGCCACGAGTTTGCCGGGCACCTCGGGCCGTTGCTCGGTACTCGTCATGGCTTGCGCGTCTTTGCGACCCACGCGGCCCGCCGCATGAACGTGTCCACGTCGACGCCGCTAGAGAAGTGGGCATTGTGCACGACCACGGCCGGGCCACTGGCCGAGCTCGCCATGGCTGGGCTCAGCGCACTGGCCGCCGTGCCACCGCCACGGCCCGGCGTGAGCGCGGCCACGGTGGCATTGAGCGCAGGCTGCACGTGCTGATTGAACCCTGCTGCGAGCCCGAGCCCGAGCCCCTGCATGATCGACGCGCCCTGCTCCATCATCACCTTGGACGGGCTGAAGATCGACAGCGGGTTCTTCAAGAAGTTCGTGACCTTGTTGGCTGCCGTCTTGAAGAAGTTCTCCACGCCCTTCCAGGCGTCGTCCAGGCCACGTTTCAGGCTGTCGATGATGGTCTTGCCGATGTCGTAGAGCAGGTTCGTGACGTCGCCGATGGCGGCCGTGATGTCACCGGGCAGGCCCTTGAAGAAGTCGAGGATGGTGTGCCAGTAGGTGACGATCATGTAGACGGCGAGGCCGAACGGGCCGGTGAGGATGGCGAGCAGGAGCGGCCAGTTGGCGGCGATCCAGTTGTAGACGCCCATGATCACGTTCTTGATGGCGTCGAAGGCGACCAGCACGGCGTTCCAGACGTCGAGCACGACGGCCTTGAACGTGTTGAAGTGCGTCACGATCAGCACGATGGCGCCGACGAGGACGACGCCGATCAACGTGGCGATGAGCACGATCGGGTTGGCCTCGAGCGCGATGTTCCACAGCCACGTAGCCGCCGTGGCGATGCCGCTGGCGGCGGCCTGGGCGACCTGACCGAGCTTGAGGGCCTCGGTGACCGCCGTGGTGGCCTTGACCGCCGAGCCGAGCCCGGCCAGCGCCAGGCCGGCCGTGGAGATGGCCGGGCCGTACTTCTGGGCGAACAGCGAGATGTGATCGGTGACCTCGGCCTTGATGCCCTTGAGGTGCCCGGTGAAGGTGTCGGCCTGGGCGGAGGCCTGCCCGGACAGTTTCTTGCCGAGCTCGCTCAGCGCCGCGGAGTTGGCGCTCGTGCCGGTGGCGACGTCGTGCTGCGCCTTGGCCAGGCTCTGGTGCGCCCCGGTGGCGACGAGCGAGGCGTCCGCGACCTTGTTCTGGGCGTCTTGGAGCTTCATGGCCATGACGGTCGTCACCGTCTTGGCGGAGGCGTCGGCCGCCTCGAGCTCGACGAGCGACCGTTTGGAGGTGTTGTAGGCGTCGTCGGCCTTCGTGTTGGCGCTGGTCGCCTTGGCCAGCTCCTTCTGCGCCGTCCCGGTCGAGCTGACGGTGATGCCGAATTCCTTCATCACCTTGCCGCTGCCGTTGTAGGCCTTGCCGAGCGTGGAGGCCGCGGCGGTCAGGTCTTCGTGCTTGGCCGCGGCGAGGTCGGTGGCCGTGTTCAGCAGCTTGAGCGCCTGGGTGGGGCTGTTCGTGGCCGAGGTGAGCACGCGCAGCGCGTTCTGCGTCTCGTCGGCCGTGTGGCCGAAGTGCTCCTCGTGGTGGATGGCTTCTTCGACCTTGGCGCCGTACTGGTCGTAGGAGTGCCCGGTGGCGGCGATCGACGCCTGGAGCTGCTGGTGCGCCGCCTGGTCCTTGCTACCGAGAGCAGTCAGCGCCAGCCCGACGCCGGCCGCGGCGCCACCGAGGCCGATCATCTTGCCGCTGGTGTCCTTGGCGTGGCCGCTCATCTGCTGGAGCGACTGGTCCGCGGTCGACAGCGCATTGCCGAACGGGCCGAGCACGCCGGTCGAGTTGAGCGTGCCGAGCATGGAGGAGAAGGCGCTGTGGACGCCGCTGGCGGCCGTCTTGCCCTTCTCGCCCATGGCGGTGAAGGAGTTGGAGAGCCCGACCATGTCGCCGAGCACCCGCAGGGTGAGGGATGGGCCGGCCATCAGCGCGCCTTGTTGGCCCGGGCCATCTCCTCGGCCTCGGCGCTCATGTAACGCACCATGGCGGCGAAGTCCTCGTCACAGAGCGCGTCGATCTCATCGGGCGTCATCCGCCAGTAGCGGCAGAAAGCGGCCCGGGCGTCGGCGAGCTGCCGTTCGTAGGGTTTATGTCCTCCACCTCGACCTCCACGTCGTAGGCGTGGAGCCACAGCGTGGTCGGGTCGTAGGCCGGATAGTCACGCAGGAGCGCACGGAACGCGACGATGCGGAACGGCGCCGACGTCGCGAGCTGGGCGAAATCGACGCCCTCGATGCGCGTGATGAGGTCGAGCGTGCGCTGGCTCGGGAGCCGCGCGCTGAAGGCCTGGGAGACGTGCACCAGCGTCGGCAGGTGCTCCTCGCTGAGCGCCTCGTACTGCTGGGTCGGCGGTTCGTCGTCGTAGGGCTGCTCAGTCATGGACGGCTCCGGGGTTGCTCGTCTCGTTCGTCCAACCGAAGCCGTCCACGGCGCGCTGCACGCCGGCGCTGTAGGCCTCGGTCGCGCTCTCTGGGAGCGCGGAGGCGGCTGGGAACAGGTAACGCCCGCTGGCGATGTAGGGCCGCCCGGCGGGATAGCCGCCGAAGTCCACCGGCCCGGCGTAGACCACGTCGACGGTCAGCGCCGCGCCCGTCGGCACGCCCGCCACCTTGACCGAGCCGGCCAGGCGGCCGGTCTTGCCTCGCGGATAGGCCGAGCGCACCTGGGCCGCGATCGGTTCGAGGACGGCTTGGCCGGCCTGGCTCAAGGAGCGGTCCAGAGCCCCGCCGCTCGCGCAGAGGCGGTTGCCGTCGCGGGCGAAAGCGGCGAGGCCGACCAGCGTGGTGGTGGTCGCCACCTCACGCCTTGCCGACGACCCAGGCCGAACCGGACCAGTGGGCGCCGATGAGGTCGGCCGTGATGACGTACTGGCCCGTCGTCCACGCCGTGGCCGGGTTGGCCGTGATGCCGGTCAACGCGGCCAGGTTCGCCGGCACCGTCGCCCCCGCGGGCGTGTAGACGCCGGGGAAGCCCGCATTGGCACCGGTGGCCGCAATGGCGCCGGTGTTGACCGTCGGCGGGGCGATGCACGACCAGTCGATGGCGAACTCGGAGGCGGCGCCGGCGTCGCCGATGAGCAGGTCGAAGGGCAGTGGGATGACCTGGCCGGTGATGATCGGGTTGGTGGCGCTTACCACCAGGCTCGAATGCGGCCGGGCCTTGAACGTCGCCGGCGTGCCACCGCTCAGGTAGGCCTGGTACACGGTGTTGAGCGTGCTGTAGACCGCACCGGCGTCGAAGGACTGGTAGAAGGTCACCTTCTGGTGCCACTTGGTGACGCCCGGCCAGTCGACCTCGGCACAGAAGCTGGTCACCGTCACCAGCTTGTTCTCGGGGATGATCTCGAGGTGCTTGACCAGACAGCGCAGGTTCACCCCGTTGAGCTCGTAGTAGGCGTCGTTGAGGATGAGCGGATTGGCGATCGGCGGTACGGGGTCGCCGGTCGCGGTCAGGCTGGCGTCGAGCAGGCCGACACTGCCACCGTTGGCGCCGTTGGCGGCCTTCTCACCGTTGCCGTTCTTGGGTTCTGGGCTCATGAGGTGCTCCTTCCTACATCTGGATGTCTAGGACGACGTCGGCGCGCAACAGGTCGGTGCCGGCCACGTTGACGTGGGTCCAGTTGCGCTCGCTCATGGGCACGCACAACGCCACCGCACCGCCGAGGCTCGCGTCGGCACCGATCGCCGAGCGCACCACGCCGATGAGCTCGCCCACCGTCTCGTCGTCGTCGGCAGCGCCGATACAGGTGACCGCCACGGACGCGGCGTCGATGGAGAACGCGGCCTCGCTGTAGCGCACCTCGGTCGGCCGGGCGATCACAATGGACGGGGCGTTGAGCGTGAAGGGTGGCTTGTCGAACACCGTCGCGGTGACACCGGCCTCGGCGAGCTCGGCCTCGAGCGCGGTCGCCAGCGCCTTGGCGAAGCTGGTGCGGTCGAAGCTCACCCGAGCACCACCGCCATGCTGGGCGCCAGCAGGGCCTCGACGTCGTTGTCCTTGACGCCGACGCGCACCACGCCCATGTCGCCCCAGCCGATGGTGCCGTCGAGGGAGTCACGCCGGCGGTACAGGCGCGCCGAGAGCAGCAGGGCGGCCTCAAAGAGGCTGTCGGACACGAACACCGCGCCCGTGACGTCGTAGCCGATGTAGGCCGGGTCGACCCGGTTGGTGCAGTAGTCGATGGCGGCGAGCCGGGCCGACTCCACGACGGCGTCGTCGACGCTGGGGTCCTGCAGGCGCAGCACCTCGCAGACGTCGTCGTGGGTCGGCCAGCTCGCCATGGCCCTACTTGCCGCCGTTGGCGCGCTTGGGTGCCTCGACCTCGGCGGGCTCGTTGAGCTTCAGCCACTCGGGGTCGTCGGTCATGCCCAGCGACGAGGGCAGGCCGCCCGTCGGTGGCGTGACGGCAACGCGGCCCCAGCCGAGTGGATAGCGGTCGGTCACCACGGCGGCGTAGCCCCACACGCCGAGGCGGATCGACTCGGGCCCCAACACCTCCTCATAGCGGAAGTTGAAAGTGCTCGACTCGAGCAGCAGCACGTCGTCGGCCTTGGAGACGTACATGTTCGTCTGGCCTACGGCCGCCCAGGACGGCACGACGGGCAGGCCGGCCACCGTGCCGGCGATGTGACCGTAGGTGATGGCGTCGCCGACGCCCCGGGCGTTCATCGGGCCGGCCCAGTTCGCCACGACGATGGGGCGCCCGGTGGTGTCCTTCTCGAGCATGAGGTTGCCCCAGAGGTTCTCGCTGCAGAACACGACCGCCGGTGGCGCCTTGCGCTTGGTGCGCACGTTGGTGCCGCTGATGATGATGGCGTCGGGGATCTGGGCCCCGGCCACGCTGGCGTCGAAGGCGCCGTTGTAGCCGAGGTTCGCCCCGACCATGGCGTTCATCTTCGCCCAGACCGCCATTTCGATCTGTTCGTTGTACGCGCCCATGCAGTCGGTGAACACCAGGCCGTCAACCGCGGGGTTCGAGCCGTCGAGCAACTGGCGGCTCACGTCGACTTTTCCGGTGTACGTGGTCGGCGTGGTCACGAGCTGGCTGGCGTTGAAGCTGCCGTCGGAGGGCACGGCGTTCTCGGACGCCTGCGCGGCGATGATCGCGCCCGGCGTGTTCTGGACACCGATCACGACGGGGTTGGCGTCGGTGATGCCGACGCGCCGGATCGTGTCGGCCACCGGGCGCGCCCCGTGGGCGATCATGGCGAACTCGTTGAACAGCCACGAAGGCGGCATGGTGCCCGTCCCGGTCGCGGTCGTCGCCGCGGCGCGCACCTGGAGGTCGTGGCGGTCCAGGCGCGAGCGCGCCTCGACGTCGCCCTTCATCTGGCTCATCATCAGGTCTCTGAAGAAGCTCACCCGCTCGCCGGCCGAGGCGTCGGGCTTGCGGTAGACCATCTCCTCACTTCGCACCTGGACGACCTGGCTGCCCGCAGCCGTGCTCGGCAGCGCGGCGAGGTCGGGCGGGGCGGTCAGCGCGGTCACCGCGCCCATGCGCTGGTCGTCGATCGAGCGGAGCTCGAGGATCCGTTCGGCGAGCGGGGTCATGTTCGAGCGCAGGCCCTCGATCAGGCCCACCTCGTTCTCGTTGGGGTCGCGGCCCTCGTCCGCGCAGCGGTTCAGGATCGTCTCGTACTGCTCGACGAGCTGGTTGTAATCGGCGCCCAGGCGCTCCAAAAGGCGGTTCGGCATTGCGGCCTCCTCACTGGCCGCGGGACGCGCGGCACAGGATCGTTCTCCTGAACCGGGTCCACTGACGGTCGGGGGCCGGACTTTGCCGGGGGCCGAGCTGGTGGGGTCGGCTACTCGGGGCCGACGCTAGCGCCTGACGCCGAGCAAACCCAGTAATGCCACGCCGGCGATCACGCCGACCTCGACGAGCAGGATCACGATCTGGGTCGTGGTCACAGCCGCCTCGCATCGAGATCGGCGCGCAGGTCGCCCAGACTCGGCCCGGCCGGCTGGGCGCGCACACTGAGCACGCCGGCGCCCTCGTACACCGGCTCGTGGGTCAGCACCACATGGTCGAGGTGCGCCGCCCGGCGCTCGAGCACGCCGTCGCGTCCCTTGACCGACTCGAGCGGCTTGAACCCGACGGACATTCCGACCACCGCGCCGCAGCGGACGAGCTCGAGGGCGTCGTCGGCCCGGCTCGTCGAGTAGAGCGGCCACGCCCCGTGCAGCCCGTCGAAGCGCTCTTCGAGGTCGGCGGTTTTGCCGATGGGCGGGCTGCCCTCCAGGCGGGCGTGGTGGCTCTCGAAGATCTTGACCCGCCCCATGTTGCCGCTTTGGATCTGGCGGGCGAAGGCACCGGCCACGAAACGCTCGCGCAACCCCCCGACCTCGGCCACCTCGCCGTAGGGGACAGCACGCCCCAGCAACGTCCTTCCCTGGCCGTCTGAGCGGTACTGGACGGGGAACGTGTAACTACGCAGTTGTAATCCCTCTGGGGCGAGACTGAGGGCCTCTCCGGCCATTCTGGAGCGTCCAGTGCCCGCCGAGCCGGCGTAGGTGCCCTGATCGCCGCTCACCGTCGTGGTCTTGGCGAGCGCCTTGGCCTTGGACATGGCCGCCTCGCGCTGGGCGGGCGTCAGGCTCGAGGCCTGGGGGATGCGGGCGAGGGCGTTGCGTACGTGGGGCAGGTCGACGTCGCCGGCCGCGTTGCGTACCGGGAAGTAGCGCAACGAGCGCGGCGTGGTCTTACCGTCGGCGTCCTTGTGCCCTCCGGGCAGGATCGTGAGGAACGCCGAGTCGGGCAGGTCGTTGACGTAGCTGGTGTCCCATTCGGCCATTTCACTTACCTCCTTGGCTCACCATCGTGGCCTCGGGCCCGGGGTAGAACATCGACGGGCTCGGGCTCGGGGCGTTCGGTGCGGTGGGCGGCGCCTGCGGGGTCGTGTTGGGATAGGCCGGCCCGCCGGCGCTCGGCCCAACGGTCGGCTCGACGTCGGAGCTCCCGCCCTGCTCTGAGAGCGTCGCCTGGGCGCCGGCGTCAGCGAGCGCCTCGGCCATCGTGTCGAGGTTCTCGAGGCCGCGCACCTCGTCGACGAGGATCCACTGGCTGGCCGGGCCCGGGCCGCCGAGGGCGAACTGGTAGGCCTGAAAGCGCGTCAGCGTGTCGGCGCGCAACTTGGCGTCGAGGTTCCACTCGGCGTGCTGGCCGCGGGGCAGCAGGTCGATCGACACCGCCTGCTCGAGCAGGGTCGCCCACGGCACCACGGCGTCGTTGCGCGCCTGGATCTCCTCCATCTCGGCGTTGCGGTAGGTCGAGCCGCCGACGTTCGAGCCGAGCTTGGTGGGAGGCAGGCCCCACATCAGCGCCACCTCGGTCAGGGTGAGCGCCCGGCTCTCGACCATCTGGGAGTCGACGGGGCGATACGCGATGGGCGTGAAGTCGGTGAGCTCGTTGAGCACGGCGACGCTGTTGGTGCCGGCGTACTTGGCCACCCAGTTCGTCTTGGCCGTGTCGGCCTGGGTCTGGGTGATCTCGGGGCGGTGGATCTTGAGCACGCCCGTCGGCATGCCGCCGCCCTGGAAGTAGCTCTCGGCGTAGGACTGCACCGCGGTCGCCAGCGCGATGCCATCGGGCACGGTGTCGAGCAGGCCGCGCCCGAGCGGCCAGCCGGCTCGCCCCAGGTGGCTCTTCACATGCCAGACCTGGCTCGGGTCGTAGAAGTGCCCGGCGAGATACCAGCCGGCAATGAGCGGGTCGCTCGGGTTGCCGGCGAAGCGCACGGCGGCGTAGAGCGGGTGCACCGGGTAGAGCGACGTCGGGTAGCCGAGCCGGTCGGTGCCGGTGATGACGCAGATGGCGTTGCCGTAGAGCGTCAGGCTCGAGGTGACCTGGCTCCAGAACGACATCGGCGTCTGGTTCGGGTCGGGCTGGCGCAGCACGGGCGGCTGGGGGTCGAGCTCCTCGGTGTCGCGCCACGCCCCGACCGGCAGCAGGCCGATCGAGCCGCAGACGTAGGCGTGGCCGCGCCAGAAGGCCGGGACGCTGAGCGCGGTGCGCTCAGAAGGCGCGGGCAGCACCGCGGTCGGCGCGGGGTACCACCCGCCCGGTGCGGTGTCGGTCGTCGCCGGCATGCCCGAGAAGCTCGCTGCGCCCGACGGCACGACGGGAGCGACGTCGCTGCGCGTGAGCAACCGCGCCAGGCCCACTAGGCCAGGCCGCCCTCTTGGGGCAGCTGTTCGGCCGCCCCCTTGGCCGTGGCCTCGAACACCTCAGAGATCTCGTGGAGGTGGTCGTCGATGTCCTCGAGCGTCGCCGCCATGGCGGTCAGCGTGGCCGAGATGGCGACGAGCGCCTCGTCGCCGGAGTCAGCGGGGATCGTCACGGTTCAGTCCTCCTCGGGGTTGGTGTCAGCTCGGCGGCGATGCCGAGCAGGATCAGTCCGACGCCGCCGACAACCACACCGGCCCAGAGGGCGAGCAGGCCGAAGCCGACGGCGACGGCAACGACGCCACAGAGCTGGAACGCATAGCCCCGGCGCAGAGTGTTCACAGGATCTGGGGCTGGGCGTCGCCGGCCTTGACCAGGCCCCAGCGCGCCAGGGTGACGCCGACGAGCGGGGAGACGTCGGCGCCGACCTTGCGGGCCCACGCCCAGGCGTCACCGAGCACGCGCTTTCGGGCCGAGGCGACGGCGAGGTTCAGCACCGGCTGGTCGAGGTGGCTCACCGTGGGCTGCTTGACCACGACCGCATCGTAGAACTGGGCGCACGCTGCGGCGTAGTCTCTCGCACTCAGCGTCTCGGTTCGGACACCCAGCGCGGCGAGGTCGACGAGCAAGGACGCGGCGGGGCTACCCGGGTCGACGATGACCGGCCAGGGATGCCAGCGACGCTCGAGCTCGGCGACGCGCTCGGCCATCCACTCGGTACCCGGGCGGTGCTCGACCACCTCGACGAGCACCCGGCGGTCGGGACGCCAGGCCGCCACCGCGATGGTGCCGTGGGATCGGTCGGGCGTCACGTCGATGGCGAAGCAGGGAATGCCGGCGAGCTGGCTCGTGGGATCGACCGCACGCTGCCAGGCGCCGAGGTCGATCACCGGATAGCCGGCGGTTGTGCGGCGGTTCAGGTAGGCCCGGGCGAACTCATCGGGCGGCAGTGAATCGTGGTCGGCACGGATCACCTCCTCGGTGATGGTGTGCCCGAGCGCGGGCATGCAGCCCCACCACGTGGCCGGGTCGTCGGGATCGTCGTCGTCGGCCGCCGACCACTCGAAGAAGGCCACGCCACTGCGCTCGTCGGCCTCCACCCGCGCCCGGCCGTCGTCGATGCGGTCGTGGAGGAAGATCGACTCCTCGGTGCCCATAGTCGACACGATCCAGAGCTGGGCCGAGGGCCTGGTCAACATCGCGGGGCGGAAGGCCTGCACCAGACGCTCGTCGCGTTGGGCGAAGGCCTCGTCGATGACGCCGAGGTCGAGAGTTTGACCGTGGCCGCTCGATTCGCCCGAAGCGGTGATACCAACGGTCGAGCCGGTGGCGGGGAACACCATGCGCTCGAGGCCGGTCTGGCGGCGCATGCGCATCGCCTTGGCCAAAGGGGTGTGCGCCATGAGCTCGCCCTGCTCCTCCCACTTCGAGCGGCTGTTGTTGCGGTCCTGGGCGGCGTAGAGCACGCGCTGGCCGGGCCCCCAGGCGATGCAGCGGTCGACCTCGACCACCAGGATGAGGCTCGTCTTGCCCGACTGGCGCGGCACGGTCACGCGGACCTCTCGGTAAGCGGGCAATCCGGTCGACGGCTCGATCTCGCCGGCCACGTCGGCCACGAGGCGCTGCCACGGCATGAAGGGATGCTTGACCACCTTGGCCAGACGGGCGAGGCGCGCCCCGCTCGTCGGCCGTTCAGGGGTTCGGCGTGTCTGGTACCTCGGTGGACAGGAGGGCGAGCAGGTCGCCGACGTCCGCGTCTCGCTCAGAACCGTCATCTACGCCCCGCAGGGTACGCAACGTCGCCAGATGCACCCGCGCCAGGCTCGCCACCTGGGCGGGCCGCACCTCGGGGTCGACCTCGTCGAGGGCGGTGGCCAGGTGACGGGCGAGAGCGATGGCCGCGGCGTCGACCACTTCGATCTTGCCGCCGGCGCGCAGGGCCGTAATGGTGCGTTCTGTCGCCGCTCGGTTGCGTCGTCCACTCCCCCTCGACGCCGCGCCGGGTGGCGGCTCCTTCGCGGTGCCTCGCGTGGTCATGCCGGTTCATGTTGGCACGTTGACCCTGGTCCGGCGAGTTTTTCTCGGCCTTCGCGCAAAACTACGGACCGAGGTCTGGGCAGGTCAAGGCGACGAAAAACGACCACCGGGGTGGCGGGTGCCGTGGCGGGGTGCCGGGTGCCGGTCGGCATCCACCTCGATCGAGGTGTCGCCGGTTTCTTTTCCCAGCGCGCCACGGGATGCGGTGTGTGCCCTCCCGTTGTCGCCTGGGCCCCCCCAGCCAGATTTGGGCAGGTGTTTGACTGGTCGCCGTGGCAGGTGCCTACAGCCGGCCCGAGTACTACCGGGTACGGCGTGCCGTCCTCGCAGCGGCGGGTTGGCGTTGTCAGATGCGCGGGCCGACGTGCACGGGTGTGGCCACCACGGTGGACCACGTGCTGGCCTTGGCCAACGGCGGCACGAACGACCTGGCCAACCTCAGAGCGGCATGTCAGTCGTGCAACTACCGAGCCGGTGCGATCCTGGTCAACTCGGGCCGGACTCGTTCTGGTGGTTTGGGTCGTCGTTCACGTCGCTGGTGAGTGTGAAGCGTTCTCGTCCTGAACGTGAGCCTCCCAGTCCCTGATCGCCATGGTTTCGGTGTCGCCCTCGAAGCAGGCGCCACAGGAACAGTCGACGATCACGGTGATGGCGGTGACGTGGTGGTCGCCTGCTGGCAGGAAGACGACGCGGTCAAGGTTTGGGTTTGGGCCGGTTCCTGAGTCGTGATTCATTTGGGCCACCGCCCAACGACGCGCACGTGGGTGGCTGAGGGTCGGCCGAGCTCGGGATCTTCGATCTGCCAGTCGTAGATGTAGGGGCTTCGATGCCGGCGCCAGCGGCGCCACAGTGAGCGCAGGCGGTTCACCGGCTGTACCGCCCCCGCGCCTTGTCGTGGAGGTACTGGTAGAAGCCGAACGGCTCGTCTTGTGGCTCTTGGCCCACTTCGGCGCGCTCGAGCGCCTGGACGGCCTTGCGGACGCGGTTGAAGTGCCACTCGACGCGGTCCCATTCGCGGCGCGTCATGGCGGCCTTGAGGGCGTCGAGCCGGCGCTCGAGCTCGAGGGTGGCGCGGTTCTCGGCGTGCTTCTCCACCGGGGCGTCGTCGTTCACGGTTGCTTCTTCGAGCCCCGGCAGAGCTTGGTGCTGTGGGGCGCCGAGTGCCGGTAGGCCAAGCCAGCCTTGGTGACGGCGACGTCACGGCCGCACACCGAGCACTTTCCTCTGGACTGTTTGGGGTTCACGCCGGCGGCTCTTCCTTGTGCTCGAACAGGTGTTCGGCCATGAGCCGCTCGGCCCGTTCTTCGGAGTCGGCAATCACCTCGACGCCACAGCGGCAGCGCAGCACGACGTGCTCGGCGACGACGTAGTGCGGCGTGACGGTCATTCGTCCTGCCACGACGATTGACCGGGATGGAAATGCGGCCCGTCATGTCCGCCTTCGCCTTTGCACCGCCACGACGACCGCCGAGGCGGATCCCCGTGGATCTTCACCTTGATCGCTTGACAGCGTTCGTGTAACGGGATGACGTCCGCGTTGCTGTCGTCGGACGACGCATCTGCCTCGTTGCTCAGACGTACTTCTTCTTCGAGGTCGAGCCAATCGGAATACCGCTGGTTGTTCTTGCGCGAGTTACAGCCGCGGCAACCGAGGTCCAGATTGCGAGCATGATGCCGAGCCCAATCCTGGGCATGACGTGGCGGCTCACGATGCTCAATGGTGATGTCAGACTCGCCCTCAAAGGGATGACCGCATGACGTACACAGTCCGTCCTCGGTCATCATGGCGCGGAAGACAGGCACAAGCGCCCGGTAATTCATGTTGAACCACATGAATTGCGTGGCAACACCCGACTTGCTCGCACGACTCGCTGCACGTCGATGAAGGATGTATTCGGCTCGGTCGACGTTCTTGCGTTCGTTCTTGATCTTCTGTTGGCAGTCGAGGCAGTCAGGTGCAAACCGCCAGCGCGCGCGAGTTTCACTGTCACTACTCGCACGCGAGCGGTCTTGCCAACGGTTGAACCGTGAATAGTGCTTCCACAGGTGACAAGTCCGACATTGACGACGGTCGGACGGTTGTTTCTGATTCATGGGACGTCGCCTTCATGACCGACACAGGTGCAGCAAGGGGTTATGGGCTCGGCCGACGCTATGCGCGAGGCGTAACTCAGCTAGGTGGTCGTAGATGTCGACGACCACCTGGGATTCGCCCCTTGGATATATATCTGGACTGGAACTGTTCGGTGAGCGCGACACAAGCGTTCGGTCAGCGCGACGCAAATCTTGTTTGTGTCCAGTTCCCAGGTTTTCCACAGGGGGTTTAGCGTCCGGTTGGTAGCACGCTAATAAATAGGTCGTCCCGCGCCGACCGCTTGCCGCTTGCTTGATTCTGATCGCGCCGTGTTCGCGCAGCGCGATCAACGTGTCGGCCACGGTGCCCGTCGCGAGTCCAGTGTCGGCCGCGAGCTGGCGCACCGATGCGCGCACCGTGGTCTGGGGCTTGCGCATGCGGTCGGCCAGCGCGAGCGCCACCAGGAGCGCCGAGCCGCCATTGATCGTCCCCGAACGTCGGGCGTCCCATACGGCACGGGTGGCGTCGAAGCTCACCGCTGGCGGATGCTGATATGGCGGAATCCGACCTTGCCCGCGCCCTTCTTGGTGCCACCCTTGCGGCCGGTCTGTTTGGCGGCGATGGCTTTGGCCGACGGTTTCAACTCGTACCACCCGGTTTCGGGCTCACCTCGGCCGTCATTGACCGCGACCACCCGCCGCAATGACTCGGGCAGGAAGTAATGGGTCTTGTGGTCGTCGCCTTTTCTGAGCACGTAAGCGACCGTCAACGTCACCGCGGCACCGGTAATGGTCGGGTCGGCGGCCACAAGTCCGAGAGCGATAGCGCAATCGAACTTGGCCCCCGGCTTACCGCGGCGGCAATGGGTCGGCCTCAGTTCGAACCGCAACGGTTCGGTCGAGTAGCGGGTCGGCATGGCATTGAGGAGGTCATCGGTAAGGCGGGTCACCAGGTCGGGTCGTCCTTCTCGCCCCGCTTGGCCTCGCGCAGCATGGCGGCCTGCTCGGCTTCACTCCACGCCTCGCGGACGCTGGCGATGATGTCGGGGGTCCCGGTCATGTTCACCAACTTGAGGTCCAGCTCGCAGCCGCAATTCGGGCAGATCATTCGTCGGCCTCGTCGTCGTCGTAGGCCTGGGCATCAGCTGCCGCTTCAGCCTCGACCCGGTCGAGCTCGCGGGCGATCTGGCCGCGCACAGCGGACGACCACTCGGCGGGTGCGTTGGAGAAGCGGCGCGAATGCTGCCATTCGCCGAAGGCGTGATGGTC